ATTAAAGTAGATAATATAAATAAAGTTTCTGATGATTCAAACATCATCAATAAATGTGGTACGACAGTAACTGTTGGAGCTGCTTCTGATGGAGTTAGAACAGGTGCAAATAATTTACAAGCCTCTGATGGTGGAAATTTAATTAGTCAATCAGGCACAACAATAACTTTAGGTGCTTCAGGAGATACAATTACTTTAGCATCAGGTGCATCTCAATCAGGATTTGGAAGAGCAGGTTCTGTTGATTGGCAAACAGGATCAATTAAAACTTCAACGTTTACAGCAGCGGATGGAGAAGGTTATTTTGTTAACACAACTTCTGGAGTAGTGACAGTAAATTTACCTGCAGGTTCTTCAGGAGCCATTGTAGCTGTAAATGATTACGCACAGACAGCTGCAACAAATAATATTACAATAGCAGCAAACGGATCAGAAAAAATAGAGGGTGTAGCTGCAAGTCATACAATAAACACCAATGGTGTAACAGCTACATTGGTTTATGTGGATGGTACTAGAGGTTGGAAAGTAGTAGACACTGGAGAAAGTTCAAATTTACCTCAAGCACCTTTATTCACAGTTGCTACAGGTGGAACAATTACTACTTCTGGAGATTTTAAAATTCATACATTTTCAAGTCCAGGAACATTTACTGTTACAACATTAGGTAATAAACCAACAGTACCGGCAGGGGGTCCAAGTAATGTAGATTATTTAGTTGTTGCTGGTGGCGCTGGAGGTGGTTGTGGAGGTGGTGGTGGAGCAGGAGGTGGTGGAGCTGGTGGTCATAGAACTTCTTTTCCAAGTCCCTCTTGTAATGCTGGATCTTTTCCAGTAACTGCTACAGCTTTTCCTATTACGGTAGGAGCTGGTGGAGTTGGTGCTCCTAATTATGGTACTCCTGCACCAAGAGGAGCAGATTCAATATTTTCAACAATAACATCAACTGGAGGTGGTGGTGGCGGTGGTCACCCACACGTACCTGAACCCACTAATCAAGAAGGTAAACCAGGAGGATCTGGCGGTGGAAGCTCTTGGGGAGGCAATGGTAGTGGAGCAGGTTCAGGTAATACTCCTCCTGTCAGTCCACCACAAGGAAATAATGGTGGTAACGGTGGTGGTGGTGGTTATTACACTCCAACAGGACATCAAGGTGGCGGTGGTGGCGGCGCTGGTGGAACTGGAGGAAGCTATAGTCCAGGAAGTGGTGGAGCTGCAGGTGGAGCTGGTACTGCTAATTCAATAACAGGTTCACCAGTTACAAGAGCAGGTGGAGGTGGCGGTGGTACTGCAAATACTAATGGTGGAAGTAATTTTCCAGGAGGTTCGGGTGGATCAGGCGGTGGTGGTACAGGTAGTGTAAGACCTGGAGGACCAGGTAATCCTGGAGGTGCTGCTGGAACATCTGGTACCGCTAATACAGGCGGAGGTGGTGGAGGTCGTGCTTCAGGTGCTGATGATGGTGGCACTGGCGCAACAACTCACAATGGCGGTTCAGGTGTAGTAATAATAAGGTACAAATTTCAATAGGTAAATTATGAGTGAAATAAAAGTAAATAAAATTAGTCCAAGAACAGCGTGTGGTACAACTACATTAGGGGATAGTGGAGATACATTCACAATTCCTGCTGGTGTATCAATCACAAACTCTGGTACTGCATCAGGTTTTGGTGCAACAGGTGCTGTATCTTGGAATACAACAGTTAAAACATCGGGTTTTACAGCAACAGCTGGTGAAGGATATTTTGTAAATACAACTTCTGGAGGTATAACAGTTAATTTACCGGCAGGAACTGCAGGAGCAGTTGTTGGATTTAAAGATTATGCAAACACATTTGATACAAATGCATTAACACTATCAGCAAATGGTTCAGACAAAATCGGTGGTTCTACAGATGATGTAACTTTAATTGATGAAGGAGTTGCTGTTACTTTAGTTTTTATAGATTCAACAAAAGGTTGGTTAGTTACAGATTCAGGCTTACAATCAGATGCACCACAACCTACGTTTATTACAGCAACAGGTGGAACAATAACAACGTCTGGAAATTTTAAAATTCATACTTTTACAGGACCAGGAACTTTTACAGTTTGTTCTGTTGGTAATCCAGCGGGTTCAAATACAGTAGATTATATGGTAATAGCAGGTGGTGCTTCAGGTGGTAACGGTGGAGGTCCGTCTGGTGGTTCGGGTAGTGCTTCTGGTGGAGGTGGTGCAGGAGGATATAGAGAATCTTCTGGTGCAGCTTCTGGTTGTTATACAGTTTCTCCATTAGGTTCTGGTGTTTCAGCTTTACCAGTAACAGCAACGGGTTTTCCTATTACAGTAGGTGCTGGTGGGGCTTCAAATGGACCTACTCCAGCTGCGGGTAGAGCAGGAAACCCTGGTTCAAATTCAACTTTTTCAACAATAACATCAGCAGGTGGTGGAACAGGTGGTGGTCACAGTACACCTCCTGGCAATAGTGGTTCAAATGGTGGTTCAGGTGGTGGCGCAGCTCAAAATGGAACTGTGGGTGCAGGAAATACACCTCCTGTCTCTCCTCCTCAAGGAAATGCTGGTGGTTTAGGACCACCACCAAATGCATCTGGTGGCGGTGGCGGTGGGGCAACTGCAGCAGGTGGTGCTGGTACAGGAGCTACTCCAGGACCCGCAAATGCTGTCGGTGGTACAGGTGGTGCAGGAGCAACAAGTTCAATTAACGCAACTCCAACTGCAAGAGCAGGTGGCGGTGGAGGTGGTACAGGTGGAGATCTTCCCGGAACTCCTGGAACAGTTGGACCAGCTAGTGCAGGTGGTGGAGCAGGTGGAAATACAGGTTTAGCTGGAAATGCAGGAACAGCCAACACCGGCGGTGGTGGTGGCGGCGGAGGAGGAAATCCTGGAAAAGTTGGTGGTGCAGGTGGATCTGGTATTGTTATTATTAGATACAAATTTCAATAGTTGAATGATAATTAAAAATAAGATATAAGGAGAAACATTATGGCACATTTTGCAAAACTAGGATCAAACGGAAAAGTTATTCAAGTATTAACTTTGAATGATGGTGATATGTTAAACGCTGATGGCGTTGAAGATGAATCAGTAGGTCAACAATATTTAGAAACACATAATAATTGGCCTGCACAAATGTGGATTCAAACTTCATACAATACATCTGGTGGTCAACATAAAAATGGCGGAACACCTTTAAGAGGTAACTACGCAGGTATAGGTTATACTTGGGACGAGGATGATCAAATCTTTTGGCCTAAAAAACCTTATCCATCTTGGGTAAAACACATTGAATCAGCTTCTTGGAAATCACCAATCGGTGATGCTCCAGCATTAACAGAAGAACAGACTTCACAAAATACAGCAAATACTCACGGTTGGTATTATGCTTGGAATGAAACTAATACAACTTGGGACTTGACAGACGCTTTAGCATAAATTAAAAATGGTGGTGGTATGCAGAAGAAAGTATTAAGCGAACAAAGTCTATTCTATGGTGATATCGATATGCCGAAAGGTTTTGAGATAGACCAAGAAAAACTTACTAACGATATTTTACAATCATCATTTACTAATAAACAATTTCCATTTTCAAGAACTTGGGATATGTTAAATACTTATATGAGAGACTTTATCGGTCTTGATTATGGTATTCATTTAATCAACAAGGATTCTTGGGGTGACATTTATAAACCCGGTCAAGTATCTAAACCTTTATTAAATGTTGATCCAGTAGATCTTCGAAACTCACCTGACTTTACAATGCTTTACGGAGTTAAAGTTGATAAGTGTTGGGTAAGAATACATTTCGATGACAATAGACGTAAGGGAAGAAGTTGGGACATAGAACTTAAAAAAAATATGTTTGTTATGTTTCCATCTACTAATATGTATATTATATCAAATGATCAGAAAGATAGTTTGAATTTTGTTCAAACCATAACTTATGAATATATCTAATTACTATTGGTATTTTACTGGTGTTCTAACACCAAAGTTTTGTGATGATGTAATAGCTTATGCTAATCAACAAGAAGAAGTAATGGCTAGGACTGGTGGTTATGGTGATAAAAAATTATCTAAAGAAGAAGTTAAAGATTTAAAAAGAAAAAGAAACTCTGATTTAGTTTGGTTAAATGATACTTGGATATATAAAGAATTACACCCATATGTTCACGAAGCAAATAGACAAGCTGGTTGGAACTTTGATTGGGAAAGAAGTGAGTCTTGTCAATTTACAAAATATAAACATAATCAATACTATGATTGGCACTGTGATAGTTGGGATAAAGCTTATGATAGAAAAGACCCTAATCATCCAGAGCACGGAAGAATTCGAAAACTATCTATGACTTGTCAATTAACAGATGGTTCAGAATACACAGGTGGTGAATTAGAATTTGATTTTAGAAACTACGATCCACATATGAGAGATGAAGCTAAACATTTAAGAAGAGCAAAAGAGATTTTACCTAAAGGATCTATTATTGTGTTTCCTTCTTTTGTATGGCATAGAGTTAAACCCGTAACATCAGGCACAAGATATAGTCTTGTTGTTTGGCATTTAGGAAGGC